GGAGTATACGGCTAATCTTCCTTCTTTTTCTACCTCTCTATTTTCTACTCTTATCTTTTATTTTTCTTCTTTCTTGCTTCTAAAGGAAAGATTAGGGATAACCAACTACCTTCCATCCAATTTCCCAGGCCACCAAAAGCCCGCCGGGCCGTTCACCTCACAAAACACATAACTAATATCCGCCCACCCGCGCCGTCAAACCCGCACCACACCTACCATTCCAGGCAAAAGAAAAGGGCGGAGTTACCGCCCTCAAACAAAGAAACCTATACCCCCTCAAAAAGTGAGGAGAGGACAGATCTTGTCCAGTTTCTTCGTGCCGATCCCCGAAACCGTGGAAGACAGATCTTGACAAGTCTTGTAGGGTCGACCCTCCACGATCCGTTGTGCGATCGCGGGGCCAACTCCCGGAAGATGCGCCGCCAGGGAATCGGCCGGCGCTTGGTTCACATCGACCCGGGCCAGGTCTTTTTTGGCCAGAGCGACGGTGGAGAGGAGGGCAACGACAAGGAAAAGATTCGAGATTTTCAAGGGTATTCTTTCTGTTTTTCGTGGTTTGGCGCGAATGCCCCACAATCGCCCTAGGGGTGCCCTAGAATCGGTCGCTAGGCGTGGTGGACAAGGGGTGGTCTCTGAAAAGCCCGGGAAGGTGCCTCAAATTGACGGGAATCGGGCTACAAACCCAATTCGGCGAGCACTTTTTTGGACAGGTTGACATTTCCATGCCACCCACACGTCCTCGTCGTCGCAACCTGGGCGACCTGTTGCCTGGCCAGCGGCGTGCGAGATTTTTCCAGCGACCAGACGACGGTCACATTTTTGGTGCCGCGGGATTTGTTGTTTGCGTACCAAAAATGGAGGTAGCCCATATTCCCGATCGGATGAGTTTTCACGCCTACGTTGGTTTTCATTTTCATTTTCAGTGCTCCTCTTCCAGGACGTTTTTTGTCGTTGCGTTGATTTCCCGAACGGCCGCGTAGAATCGTGCGGACAATCGGGGCTTGAAAATCCAGGTCGCCATGTCGGGCAAGGGGGCCGCCGCGATCATTTGGCGTACTCCACGACAACGGATCCGCCCATGCATGAGAGGTAGTTCTCCTCGTTCGCGCGGATGAATTCCAGGGCCGCGGATTTGGTCGGAAACCATTTTCCGATTCTAGATGGGTACAGGGTGACCCCGCGATCAGGGCAACCATCCCTCCAGGTCATTGCCGCGACCCTCCGGCGACCGTTGTAGACGTCGACCTGAATCATCGGGCAATGTGTCTCGTGCGCACGGATTTTTAGGAGGTAGGTTTTGGCCACGGCGGCATCCCTCCGGACGACGTGTGTAGCGTCGAGGTCGACTGTCTTGCCAGTGTAGCCGTCAGGCACGGTAATCGTGCGAAAAAAGCTCGCGAAGGCCGCAAGCTCTTCCTTCGTCGCTGGGGTGGAGATGGGGCGCGGGGCTGGGGTCGGAATTGCTTCGACACGGAAGCCGTCTGCGATCAGTTCGTCCCGCATTTCCGCGTCCTGGGCTCCAACAATCTCGTCTGCGTGGCATCCGTTGGCCTCCATGTAAGCGGCCTTGATCTCGGATGCCTTGATGATGCTCTTGTCCATTGTCTTTTCTCCGATTGTTTGGTGAGAGGTTAGGCGATAACGATTTCGAAGACCGCGGAACTATGTGCAGCGTTGAATCGCAACGACTCCAGAGTAGTGAGGTATGAGGTGCCGCAGTAGATATACTCCACAAGGCCAGACTCCGAGGTCCTGCGGAGGTAGTAGTAGGTTGCCGTGCGGGCGCTGGTCTTGTTGCTCGTGTTGGTCATGCTCAGCAATCTATGTTCGTGAGTAACGGAAGTCAATAGGGCAGACAACATTTTTTTTTTTTTTGAGCGGCGTTTTCTGGTGCTGGCTCTGGCTCTGGCGCTGATGCTGGCGCTGATGCTGGCGCGCTGGCGCTCTGGCGCTCATCGACTAGGCAGGCAGGCAGGATGGCAGGATGGCAGGATGGCAGGCAGGATGGCAACGGTAGACCGCGCGCGACGGAATCTGTCACAACGCATTAGGCAATAGGGGTCGGAATCATTGTTCCACGCGTGAAACAATCAGGTGGTTTGGCCTTTGGAATGTAGGGTCCTGCTCACCACCTCCAAAACCACAAACCAACTAATGCCAAAGAACTTAGGTTTCTAACCAAAGAGCCAAGCACCAACGACCAAAGATCCAAGCACCAGCGTCCAAGCACCAGCGACCAAAGATCCAGGTTCCAGCGATCAACGAGCCGCCGACCATCTTCACCTTGTACCCAGAATTCACTCCCGAGTGAATCGCCCATTTCCCACAAAATCAGAAAACCGACCTAAGAAACCTACTTCAAACCCGGCACAGTATTCGCTTGACAAATTTGCCGTGCCAAAGTACGCTCTTTCTCGTGGCACCTCCCAGGAAAAAGTCTTCCGAGCCCACCCCGTCTCCGGCGCCTGCCGCGAGCCCCGCCCCCATCGCGCCCTCGAAGAAAGCCCACATCGCCGAGGAACCGGAGCAGAGATACTCACGCCAGCGAAACGAAATCCCGCCGACTGAGGATCCCTACGACCGATACCTTTTGAACCTTGCGGCTATGCCCATCCGGGGAGAGGCCCTGCGCGGCACCGGCCTCACCCCGCAAGACGTCCGCGCCAGAGCCGAAGCAGACCCCGAGTTCTCCCTCAAGCTCTCCCAAGCGTGGGACATCGGCATCGACGTCGCCGAAGACGCAGCCTTCCAGCGTGGAGTCCTGGGTTGGGACATCCCCATCTTCACCAAGGACGGTGGGCTCGCAGGTTACGAGCGCAGATTCGACGGTGGTCTGCTCAAGGAAGTTCTGAAGGCGAACCGAGCGAAGTACCGCGGCGAGGACGCTGGCCGTGCCCGTGGAGTTTCCGACGAGGCTCGCCGTGAAGCAAGCCAGATCTTCTCCGAAGCCGGATCCCTCCCTTGAGATGCGACTTCTACTCGCCTGACCAGCTCCGCCGCCTCGGGAAATACCCCCACCTGATTGGGCACCTAGTCGGCAAGAAGAAGCTCACCCCCATGCACTCGGACTGGATCAAGTCCGTCTGGGACCCCCAGACGCACACGGCAATCCAGGCCCATCGTGGCGCGTACAAGACGACCGCCGTCACCGAAATCGGCTCCATCCGGAACTTCCTCCTCCACCCCGACGACCGCGTCGCGCTGGTGCGGGAGACATGGTCCGTCGCCAACGACTCCCTGAAGACCATCGGGCTCTACATGGAGCACGAGTTGATCCAGGAGCTGTTCCGCGCCTTCCACGGGTTCTACCCGGAGAAGATCGTGAACCGCGACGGGCGGCTCACGTTCAACTTCAAGGGGTCCATCACGAAGGAAGGAAGCCTCGACGCCTACGGTATCGACACCGTCCCCGTCGGCTCCCACTACGACACGATCCTCGTGGACGACGCCATCTCGATGAAGGACCGGTACTCCAGGGCCAAGCGGGAGAGCACGCGTGCGAACCTGCAGGAAATCCTGACGAACATCTTGGACCCAGGGCGCTTCGCCCGTGTGGTCGGGACCCCGTGGCACAAGGAAGATGCCTGGGAGATGCTGAAGGGGATGGGCATCAACCCCATGAAGTTCGACGTCTTCTCGACCGGGATCCTTTCCCCCGAAGAGATCGAGTTGAAAAAAGCCACCATGACCAAGGCCATGTGGGCGGCCAACTACGAACTCGAGCACGTCAACGCCGACGACATGGAGTTCCAGAACCCCGTGATGGGACCCTGGCAGCAGAACAACTTCCGCAAGGTCGCCCAGCTGGACGCCGCCTACGGGGGACGAGACACCACGGCCCTCACCATCGGGGCGAATCGGGAGGACGGACGCCTCCAGCTGTTCGTCAAGAAGTGGGCCTGCTCGGCTGAGAAGGCCAAGCCCGCCATCATGGTGGAGCTGGAGCGGCGCGGTTGCCACGAGCTCCACCTGGAGACGAATTCCGACAAGGGCATGCTGGCCCGCGTGTTCGAGACGTTCGAGGAGGAGCGTTGGCTCGTATGCGAGCCCTACCACGAGAGCCAGAAGAAGCACGAGAAGATCCACGACTATCTGGGCCACCACTGGCACCAGATCGTCTGGGCGAACGACTCCGACCCGGAGGCGATGATGCAGATCGCGGACTACACCGAGGACGCCGAGCCCGACGACGTGCCGGACTCCGCCGCCTCTCTCCTGCGCGAGGTGTTCTTCCCCGAGGAGGAGAAGACCGCCCGTGTGATGTACTCTTGACCAACGACTGAGGAGATACACAATGGCCAGATGGCAGCAATTCACGAACGGAAACCCCGGACCTCTGGTCGACACCGACCTCGGACAAGGGATCACCACCAACGGCACCTGGTACCTGCTCCAGCAGAACCTGGACAAGAACAGGCCGATCACACTGAGTGCTTCCGTGAAGGTGGCCGGGCACACGGGTACGCTCCAGTTCGTCAGCCAAACCCCCAGCGGCGCCGCGGCGAACTTGGACACCGCCCTCATCCCGGTCAACGGGACTCCCGTAGTGTGGCCCAACGAGTACTCGCTGGAAGGCGATCGCGCGCTGGTCATCACCGGCATCAACGGCACGGTGTACCCTTGGGTCGGCCAGTGAGCACCGGCATCGTCCAACCCCTCGGGAAGCCGCCCAACGCCACCAAGAAGACCGTCACGCGTCCCTCGAAGAGGTAACTCCACGTGCCCAACGAACTCGAAGTCATCCAGGCGGAGCAAGCCGCGGCGGCAAAGGCGATGCAGCGTCGCCCTTCGTTGGGCGCGCGCGTCAACGAGGGGATTCTCCGCGAGGTGTACCTCCACAACGACAGCTTCCGGAACTTCGTGACAGGGTCCGGCGTGCGCGGCAAGGACCGCACGACGGCAAACCAGGTCAACCCGCCGTACATGCTCACCTTCCCCGAGCTCTCCGCCTTCTACATCGGCGACGGGCTGGGGAAGCGGATCGTGAAGATGCTGGCCGACGACGCCACCCGCAACGGGTGGGACATCGACGGCGATCCGGACGGGAAGATCGTGAAGCAGATGGATCGGCTGAAGGTGCGCAAGCACTTCGGCGAGGCCCTGCAGTGGACCCGGCTCTTCGGCGGGGCGCTCACCATCCTACTCTGGGACGACGGCAAGCCCCTCTCGGCGCCGTTCAAGTTCGACCCCGAGAACCCGCAGAAGCTCCTGGGCCTGCGCACCCACTCGGCCGCCGAGATCTGGATCATGCCTACGGACCTGGACACCGACCCGGAGTCAGTGCGCTACGATCTCCCCACATACTTCACCGTCCGGCGCGTCTACGGCCCGCCCTACGAGATCCACTGGACACGCGTGGTGGAGTGGCGTGGTGACCCAACGCCCGATCGGGTCTACCCGGGTATGGACATCTACCGCCGCTACTGGGGGTTTGGAGTCATCCAGGCTGCGTTCGACAGCTTGTCGAACATGGGGCTTTCCTGGAACGCGATCTCGAACCTGATGCAGGAGTCGGTGATCGGAAAGTACAAGATCAAGAACCTGAAGCAGCTCCTTCTCGCCAAGGACTACGGCGCGATCGAACAGCGCATGGCGAACATCGAGCTCTCCAAGAACTACCTCCACGGCGTGATGCTGGCCGAGGACGAGGACTACACCCGCGACAAGCTCGAGTTCGCAGGCGTGGCCGACGTGGTGGATCGGATGATGATGCGGGTGAGCGCGGACGTGAACATCCCCGTCTCGCTCCTGTTTGGCCGCGGCGCTGCCGGGATGAATGCGACGGGCGAGGGAGATGCCCGCCAGTATTACGACAGCGTCGAGGCCCTACAGGGACTCTACCTGCGCGCCCCGGTGGAGGCCCTGACCATGTGGATTGGGGCTTCCGTCCTTCCCGACGTCGACCCGGACGAGTACGCGATCAAGTTCCGCCCAGTCTGGAGCATGA